AGGGCAAGAAGTTGAGTGGGATAGCACTGAAGTCAGTTTGATTATTACACTCAACAACCTCGCCAAAGAATATGGGTTGTTGCCCAGCGAGGCCCTAAGCAGAGCAACAACATTTGATTTATATGTGCTGGATGTCAGCACAAGATGGGTATCATACAGACAGGATATTGCAGAAGGTAAAATACAACCTAAAGCCAAGAAGCAGGATCTACAGTGGTATATGGACTTAGCCAGGAGAGAAGATAGTGAGCGTAAACGCAAAATTGCTGAAGAACACAATGACCAAAAGTCTACAGGATCTTGAAAAGAGAATAAGTGATATTCCCAAAGAAGCCTATGATTATTTTGTCAGCATCACCCCCAAAGACAAGGGCAACGCTCGCCGTAGCACACAGTTAAAAGGCTCAACTATTCACGCTAACTATGCCTATGCACAAAAGTTAGATGAAGGAGCCAGTAAACAAGCACCCAAGGGTATGGTTGAACCAACTGGCAAGTTTATTGAGCGTATAACAAAAATAAAGACAAGGAAGTAATATGGCGGATATCAAATATAGTATTGATACAGATGTAAAGGGTAGCGTAAACCCCTTACAGCAATTACAAGGTCAGCTGGCCAAGACACAAGGTGCATTTAGCAGTCTTAAATCTGCCATTGGCACACTTGGTGTTGGTGCTTTAGTTGCCAGTGCTTATCAATTAGCAGATAGCCTAAGTGATATTGCTGATTCAAGCGGAATGGCATTGAAAAATGTTATGGGCTTTAGTCAAGCTATTGCCGCTTCAGGTGGCAGTGTTGATGGTGCTCTTAACGGCATTGGTCGTTTTAATCAAACACTAAGTTCTGCGGCTGAAGGTAGTAAACAAAGTCAAAATGCGTTTCTAGAACTTGGAATTACATTTGAAGAATTAAGAAGTCTAAGTGAACAAGATCTATTGGCGAGAACTGTAAAAGGTCTAGCAGAAACTGGTGATAATGCCAAGCGTACTGCCATTGCTGTTGATATCTTTGGCAAGAGCTTTGCTTCTGTTGACTTTGGTAAAGTTAATGGTGATCTGCAAGATTTTATTAACAAAAGTGGTCTAAGTGCTGATGCAGTAAAAGCCGCAGGTGATGCCAGCGATAACTTTGCTTCTGCATTTAAAACTCTGCAGTTACAAATACTTGCCGCACTAGAACCTATTAGTAAACTTGCTAAAAGTATAAACACTGCCAGTGACGCATTTAAGACATTTATTACTGTAATTGTTCAAATAGGAACAATAGTTGCCACATTTTTTATACTAGGTCGTGCTGTTGCTCTTTTAGGAGCAGGTTTTGTAGCATTAAAATCTGGTGCTGCTGCCGTAGGAACAACTGTAAGTGTAGTGGTAAATGCTTTCCGCAATTGGGGAGCAATAAGTGGTCAACTTAATTCAATTGGTGGACTCTTAAGAGGAACATTAGTTGTTCTTAAAGGCACCATTGGTGACCTGGGTAAGTGGGCCATTTCCAGTATTCCTGGATTGGCCAGTTTAGGCCTAGCATTAGGTTATCTAGGTGACTATGCAACTAGTGCCTATACAAAATTAAAATCATTATTAGGCATTGATCAACCAACCTTCCTAGATCAAAGTGAAGTAGACAGAGAAAACAAATTACTTCTTCAAAGATCAAAAGAACTAGAAAAAAATAAAGAAGACACACGCAAGATCAAAACTGAAAGTGAAAAACTTGCAATTGAATTAAACAAAGTTCTCAAAGCCTATCAAGACACTAATTCAGAAGCCAATAAAAAATATAAATTAGAAACAGATGCTATCAATCAAAGCGACAAGGCCAAAGCTCTAGCACAAGAAAGATTTGCAGCAGAGAAATCATTCAATCAAGAATTACAAAAACTACAAGATCAAATCAATGAAAAGCGTAACGCTGGCACACCAGTTGATCTAGCCGCTATACCTCAACTTGAAGCCGCACAGGCCAAACTGCGTAAAGAATACGACAAACAAAAATCCAGCATTGATGGATTGGTTGAGTCTAGAATTAAAGCAGAAAGAGCTCAACAACTTGACATATTCTCAACCTCACAGTTGATTGATCTACAGAACAAGAGCAATGATCTAAGTGAGCGTGCCGCTACAATGTTCTTGCCATTACAGGCCAAGGGTTATGCTGAATTAGAAATTGCAATTCGCAACACTGCCAAAGCCAAGATTGAAGCAGAAGAAGTGCGCCGTGGTGAGAAACTATCACCAGAAGAACAGACAGAATATTATAAGGCAGCACGACAAGGTATTGAAGCAGTAAAAGAATCTCAAGATCAGTTAAACATTGCCACAGAGAAATATAACCTGCAACAGTTTCAACTAAAAAGTCAACTAGATATGTATGACAAGATTCGTGATGTTCAATTTGAAATGGCATCTGTTGGAATGACTGCAATAGAAAAGAAGTTCTATGACATTGAAGTGGCAGCAACAAAATCAGCAGAAGCACAAATTAGAGCAGAAGAACAAAGAACTGGTAGAAAATTAAGTGAAGATGAAGCATCAGCATACTATCAAGCCGCAATGCAAGGTGTAAAAGAATTGCAACAGGCAGAAGCTGATGCTTATGATATGAGCCGTAATGCAATAGTAGGATTAAGAAAAAGTATGGCTGAATATGTTGACGATGCAACCAACGGTGCCAAAGCAGTTGAATCAGCATTTAAAACATTCTCTACGGGTATGGAAAATTACTTGGTTAAAGCAACCAAAAATATGAAAGGCAGTTGGAAAGAGTTTGTTGCCAGTATGCTTGAAGAGCTACTACGCAGTCAGATTCGTCAGACTATGGCAGGCTTATTTCAAATAGGATTAGGTCAAACCAAAGGTGGCGGTGGTGGATTACTTGGAGGTAGTATAATTCCAGGCATATTGGCAGCAGGCGGTCCTGTTAGTGATCGTCGCCCTTACTTGGTAGGCGAGCGTGGTCCTGAACTATTCGTTCCTAATTCAGCAGGCTCAATGGTGCCTAACAGCGGACTTCAAGGTGGTGGCAATGTGACCTATAACATATCAGCAGTTGACGCAATGAGCTTCAAACAGATGATTGCAAAAGACCCAGGCTTTATTCACGCAATAGCAATGCAGGGTGGTAAATCAACACCTGCTAGGAGATAACAATGACATTTCAATGGATAGTAAATCAGGCTGAAACAATCAGCATCAACAGAAAAAAGATGGTTGCTTCAACCACAGCCCGCGATGGCACAGTTCGTGCAGTTAGTCGTGGCACACAACCCAAACGCTTTGAAGTTAAACTACCAGATGGTATTCCTTGGACTGTGTTAAAAACAGATATTGCAGCCGCTGAAGTTCTTGATAGAATTACCACTGCCACAATATCATTACCCTATGCCAAGTTCCCTTGGTATTACAATAACACAGCACCAGCCAGTGATGAAAGTTATACTGTTCGCTGTATTCAGTTTCCAGAGTGGACAATCTTTAGCCGCAATCAAGTTAGTTGGAGTGGTCCTTTTGTGTTTCAAGAGGTAGTATAATGTCTGTACTAAGTTTAACAGGTTATGGCAGCATTGAAAGTAATCTATTCATTAAGATTACTCTAACAGGTTCAACATTATTGTTTAGTGACAGATTAGTATCAACAACCATTGGTGGTGATACCTATGTTGGACTGGGAAAATTACTAAGCATTAGTGGAAGTAGTAGTGAACTTCGCAGCACTAGCGGTGAAATAACTATAGGCATCAGTGGTGTCCCAGACTCAATGATCAGTGACATTGTTGCTGCCAATATCAAAGGCAATCCAGTTAGAGTCTTAAGAGGTTTGTTTGATGCTTCCACTGGCACATTTCTAAGTGCAGTTGCTGGCAATCCAGTAAATCGCTTTGTGGGCTATGTAAACAATATTAGTTTAGAAGAAGAATATGATGTTGACAGTAGAGATAGTAGCAATATCCTGCTTCTTACCTGTGCCAGCAATGTTGATATCCTAGACAACAAGATAGCGGGACGCAAGACCAATCCAGCCAGTCAAAAGAAGTTTTATTCTACTGACATTTCAATGGATCGTGTGCCTAGTTTAGAAAGCAGTTACTTTGATTTTGGAGCTAAAAAATGAGTTGGTTAGATGATTTAAGCAGTCTAGGAAGTGCAATCTTTAGAAGTGAGGCTTCAAAAAATATTGCAATCAGTGTGGCTAAAACGGCCGCATTAGGTCTAATACTAACTCAAGTTAATAAGAGTGTAAACAAAGGCAATTCAAAACCTGAAACGGCTAAAACTGCTCAACCTGATAGATTTGTTCGCGAACAATTGAGCCCAGATACTAATCACGCAATTCCAGTGATTTATGGAACAGCATTTACCAAAGGCATTATTACAGATGCAGTACTAAGTGGTGACAACAAAACAATGACCTATTGCATTACCATTTGCGAAAAGACAGGCACATTGTTAAGCACAGGTGCTGCTAGTTCATTTACATTCAACTCAGTGTTTTTAAACTCAGGCCTAGTTACATTTCAAGGTGATGGTATCACAGTGCAATCAATAACAGATGCTGATGGCAATGTTAACAATAAAATGAATGGCTTGATTAAAATCTATTGTTTTAATAATGGTAGCAACAGTCCAGTAGTTCCACAGGGGTATACTAACGGCAGTCTAGGCTATGCGTCTGGTATTATGCCAAATTGGACTGCTTTTCACGCAATGACCAACTTGGTATTTGCCATTGTTCGTGTTGAATACAACAAAGAGCGTGATGTTACCAGTCTAGGTGAAATTGAATTCAAACTTACAAACTCAATGACCTTACCTGGTGATTGTGTAAATGATTATATGAGAAATACCAGATATGGTGCTGGCATTCCAGATGCGGAGATCTACAGCGTATGAACAGTCTAACAGAATTAAATGGGTATGCATCAGCACTAAGTTTTGAATTTACAGATAACAGAAGTGCTACTGTTACCTTTGATAGATCAACAGGGACAGCTCAGTCAGCTATTATTGATAAGGGTTTTGCGCTAACAACACCAATTGGCATTGAAATAACAGAAATTATTAATAGTGATGTTTCTGCTCCAACTTACACAATAAATGTTAGTGCAGTTGCTGGAACTACTGTAACTTGGGCCACATTGCCTACAGGAGTAACATCTTCAATTGTAAGTGCTGGCGTCTACAGACTGTCAGGACTAAAAACAAAAGCTCAATGGGACGCTGTTAAGGTTGCTACGGTTACACCTCCATCAAATTATAATGGAATTTTTGCCTTTACTAGTACCATTGCCTATTATAGTCAAGCAGATGGAAACCAAACAAAAAGTTGGACTACTACACTTACAGTTAATGATGTTGTGTTCTTAACGACTCCTCTTGAATTTATCTATCCAGCATCAGCAACAACTACAATTTTAAACACCACACAAATTGTTAATGTTGATGCCAGTTATCCTGGAACCACTTGGACTGTGGTTGCTACACCAAGTAGCATTGCCAGTGTGTCTACATTTACAACTACAGGCACAGGCGGGTCATTCTCTGTAAATGCCTCAACCAAAGTTATTACTATTAGCGGAACACGAGCACAGGTTAATTCTAGACTGGCTGGATTGCAAATTACCAGCAATGCTACATCAATTGATTTTTCAATAACCTATGCACTATCAAATAATCTAAATGCTACTACAGACAGCGTTATTCACATTATGTCAAGCCAAGGATTATTATATCTTGGTGCTGTAACAACGCCTACAATTTATTTTATAGAAGATGCTGTAACTTCAGCAACGGGCGTTCCATTGATTACTGATAGTGCTTATGATGGTTCAGGTGCATATACATTTACAGTAACTCCAAGTACTGCAAGTGCTGTAAGTTTATTATCAACTACAGGAACAGAAGGTTCTCAAAGTTTTAATAGTTCAACTAAAGTTCTCACAGTCACTGGAACACGCAGTGAGATTAACACTAGAATGGCAACATTAACTATTAAAACAGGTGTTGATTGGGCAACAGATTTTACCTTAAGTTATTCAGTGTCAACACCAAGAGCTGATACTGCCACTAAATTACAGGTTATGGCCATTTCCAGTAACGACACTGAAATAACCAATATGAACATTACTAGAAGTTATTTTGCCAATCGTGAAAATACTATTTTTGCAACTGATATTCCCTACATCAGCGATTTTGATAACACTGAAGGAGACAATTATACTATTTCTTTTGCAAGTGCTTTAGGACTATTTGGCTTTGCAACTGAAACTCCTGTTTCAACTTTGACCTTTACTGGAACCAAAGCACAATGCAATGCCAAGTTTGCTGCCGTTAGATTCTGGCCAACAGGCGGAGTAAGTTCTAACGGAACATTCACATATATTCAACAAAAGAACAGTGTTCAACAGGTAAATCAAAATGTAACATTAACTGGTACTGCTGCCAGTTATAATAATGCAAGAAGTTTTATTTTTACTTCAAGCCAAAATTATACTCCAACCTATGAAGATCTAACATATGGCAATTTTGAAATTGTTGTAATTGGTGGCGGTGGTGGCGGCGGTACTTTTGGCGGTACTGGTGGTTGTGCTGGTCAAGTGATAACAGCATCTAATGTTTCCATAACTAATCAAACCTACAGTATTATTATTGGATCAGGAGGTGCTGGTGGTATTGCAGGAGTACCTTTTGTGTCAAGCGCCACTGATGGTGTACCTGGTTCAAATACCACGGCTTTTGGTTATACTGCAATTGGAGGAAGTGGTGGTACAACAGCTGACAATGTTGTCTACAATAATATAAGACCTCAAAGCGGAAATGGCTTCCTAACTGGCCTTAGTTATTTTAACGGATATTATGACAGAGCAGGCGGTGGAGGTGGAGGTGGGTCAACCAGCAATGGTTCTAATCCCAATGAGACTGGCTTGGCTCCTAATGATACGCCAGCAGGAGGTACTGTTGTTAGAGGCGGGTTTGGTGGTAATTTTACCACCATCACTTGGGATGATTCAACAAATTCAATGTTTGGATATTATGCCGCTGGTGGAGCTGGTGGTCATACATCAACTCAAACTGTAAGAAATGGTCTAGGACAAGGAAACACTAGAACTTACCCAAATTCCAGTATTGCAGGAAGAGGTGGTAATGCCAGCACTAATCCTACAAGTGCTAATCCAAACAGCGGCTCTGGCGGCGGTGGCGGCGGTGCTAAGTCACAAAATGGCGCTAATGGCGGCAGCGGAATAGTTGGCGTTAGAATAACTTCAAAATAAGGAAAAACAATGCCAAGTTCAATATATCAACCATTAAACATTAACGGTGTTGTTTCAACAGACAAGACAGCACTACAAAACCTAAACGATCTTTGCACAGCCGCAGGAGCGTTTCTAACCTTTGATATTAGTCAAGGCAAGTGGGCTGTAATTATAAACACCACAGGATCTAGCATCAAGAGTTTTAACAACTCTAATATCATTGGCAGTATCAATGTCAGCGAAACAGGAGTGTCAGAACTTTATAACAGTTGCAGTCTAGAGTTTCCGCATAGAACACTACAAGATCAAACTGACTTTGTTGAAGTTACAATACCAAATGAAAATAGATATGCCAATGAAGTAGACAACACTCTCAACATTCAAAGCAATCTTATCAATGATCCTGTGCAGGCACAATACATTGCCAGCGTTGAACTTAAACAAAGCAGACTCAACAAAATCATAACTTTTACCACTGACTACACAGCCTTGGGGCTAAAAGCAGGTGATCTCATTGATGTCACTGCTTCAATGTATGGATATAGCAGTAAAGTGTTTCGTGTAACTCGCATTGAAGAAGTAGATGAAGAAGGCATCACAATTAACATTACTGCTCTAGAATATTCAGCAGATGTTTACTCAACCGCTGGTCTAGTTGCAGTTGAAAAGACCAAGAAGACAGGTATTCAACTTAAAGAAAACAACGAAACTCTACAGGATCTAGATGATGCCAAGGTTGCTTTAAGTATTGGTCGTATGCTGGCTGCCAATGTGGGCTTGGGCATTGTGAATAGTCTATTGAACAAATTGTTTGGTCGTCAACAGATTGGCACGGATGCTAATGGTAATCCAATTTACAGTAAACAGACAAAACCAGTAGATGACGCTGCAAAAAATTTAGACAAAGTGCTTGGCAGTGCCAGAGCTCCTTTATTAACAACTATTTCAGCAGGTGGAACATTATGTGAAGGTGCCTCAAAGACTATTACAGTTGGGCACTCCTGTACCAGTTGTTTATTTGATATACCAGCAATAGACTATCCTTACACAATCACTGGTATATCAGCAGGAGATATTTCAATACCTCTTACTGGCAATGTCACAGTAACTAATGGTGCAGGAGCACTAACATTTACTGCTACCTCTGATGGCACAACAGAAGGCAGTGAAACTGCCACAATTACCATTGGTACATTAACTACTACAGTAATAATTTATGATAATGTTGCATCAGGTCTAGTTTCAGCAACCCGTAATAATGCCAGCATTACAGAAGGAGGTAGTTCAATTGTAACATTGACCGCAACTGGTGCAGGACTAAATGCCACATTTCCTTATACTATAACAGGAACTGCCACAGGCAAAGTGTCAAGCCCTGCACTAACTGGCACAGTAACTACCAGCAGTGGCACAGCTACCTTAACTATCTCAACTACAGATGATGGTGTTTACCAAGGCACACAAGGACTAACAATAACATTTGGTACTTCAAGTGCCAATCCTTGTGCAACTGGAACTACGGTATCTACCAGTATCACAGTATTAGACAATGAATCAGCACCTCCAACTGATGTTACTCGTCAATATGTATTAACTCCAGTAGTTTGGGAAGGCGTGTATGATGGAACTACAGGGCAAATGAAATCAATATTTGTATCAAGCTCTGCCTATATGCCATTGCCGCTGGCAGGCGAATCTACAGTAAATGTTCCAGTGACTCTAAGTGTAAGTCAAGGTAATCCAAGTTCAATAACTATCGTTTCAACTAGAGCAATTTCTCTTACAGTCTTAGGCGGAACATTATTAGAACCAATTACTTCATTCAACACAGTTGCTCCAAGCACAGCAGTCACAGGCACCAGAACACAGGTGTGGGGCTATTACTAATCTTTTTCTACCTTTTTTCAATGATTTTTGAGGATTTGTGTAAATACAATGTCAAAAACATTTTGACCATAGACAACCCTATGTTGTCTAGTCAGACAACATATTCAAAACAAAGGAGACTATTAT